CCATAAGTTGTAATTGTCCGATCTCCAAAATCGCTGGAATCCCCAGCGCTGGAAACTGTGTTGTATCCAATCTGGGTTTTATCGGTAGAATTATGCATATTCCAAACAGCCCTATCACCAGTACCATTACTTCCGCCACCCTGCGTGCCAGAATGCACACCAGCCGCCAGCAAGTAATCTCCAAAATCTGATGAATCACCAGCAGATGAAATAGTTACATACTCTATTGTGTTTACAATGGCACCAGTACCGCCAGTGCCATCGCCACCCTGAGAAGAACCACCACAGATAAGACCTCTATCCGTTACACCATTACTAGCGCCAGCGGGTTGTCTTCCATAGCGTGTTGCATCCCCGAAATCTGTTCCATTTCCAGTGGACGAAATCGTAATGTATTCAATCACGTTGTATACAGTGTGGGTGGGATGATCAGAATGGTGTCCCAAAAACTTCAACCCGCGATCACCACCGCCTGCGGAAACACCGGCTGCTCCGAATAATCCTACTTTTGCTGATCCTAATGGCATTACATAATTCTCCTATCTCTACTTGAGATCAAGACCAGCAGCAAACCCATACCAAATGGTTCCTGCGTCTATAGTTGTGAATACAAGTGCGTCTTTTCCAGAAGACGTAAGTGATGGGGCTTCGCCATCGGCCCAATCTACAGAACCCGGCCAGTTCACGGTCTGTGAACCGCCATTCGTCAAGATAAGCGTAAAGGAACAAGACTTCCCTGTATCGGACGGATTAGTAAAAGTAAAAGTTTGTTCACCAGTGGACACCGTTGCTGTTACAACATTTCCAGATGTAATGTCGATTGCATCAGTACCGCCACCGGTATCACCTATAGCGTTTACGGCTTCCGCATAATCTATAAATTCCGGTCGCCTAATTTGTTCGTCAGCACACGCTAGGTAGCCACCTAACGTCATGTCGCCATTAACATCCATTGCGATACCAGCGGCTGTGCCGTGTGCAACACCACCACCGATTTCTAGCTTGTCTGTTCCGTCATCAATACCAATCCTGAAATCAGCAGCATTGCCATCGAAGTTAAGATAAGTATCTACAGTGGCCCCATCACCTATAGTTACGGTGTCATCCGTGATACTTATGATTTCATTTGTTCCAACGGTAGAGCCTTCGCCGATAACAAGTTTATCGGCAGTATCATCTAAGGCTATATGGAAGTCCTTGGCGTTCCCGTCAAACTTTATTGCTATATCTTCGGCTGTACCGTCACCAACAGTGATCACGGGAGGATCATCTGAAATCGTTACAGTGCTATTTTGTAATGTCTTTCCACCCGCACCATCAAA